CAACATTTCTGCTGGCTTTTCTGTGTGATTCTGAGGGTTAAAATTAGTACTCGAGTACTGCGTAGTCGATACCTAAAGTCAAGGCAATTTCAACTGGAGTTTCAGTAGCCCAGTCCATATCACCAAATTGAGCGGTTTTGATATAAGCACCCCATACTTTCCAGTTTTCGATCTTATCGCCTACTGGACCAAGTACAAAGATATCAAAATTCTTTTTGTAGAAATCTGAATAACCATCACGTCCAGTTACTGACTCATGTTGAGTACGAACCCACTCCATTACTGCTTGCGCACCTGATGGAACGATTGGATCATAAAGGGTTAAGGTAATGTCACCCCACTTACATTTGCCTTTCATCTTGCGGATGATGTTAATATGTTCGAGGACAACCTCACCACATTCTAATTGTGGACGAGATACCTTTTTACAGATGAAAGATGGAATACCATCAATCTGAAGGATAAACCTATTCTGTACCTTTGGTTCGTAAGGTGTGTAGAAGATTGCGTTATTTTCTATTAAATTTGCCATTGCTCTTTTCTATTAAGTATTATGCGTTTTCAAAAGTTGCTCCAGTTGGTAAGATATTAAAGTCAAGTACGATAAATTCAGCAGCTTTTGCAGGCTGTAAGTATATCTGACCATACATGATGTTACGATCGATTACATCAGGAGTGTTGTTGGTTTCATCCATTACTACACGGAAAGCATACAAACCTTGACGAGCTTTTACAGTTTCCAAGTAAGGAGTTACAATGTTTAAGAATCTTTGACGGGTAGCGGTAGTATTGTTTTCAAATACTAAGTAGCGACTTGAAGATGCAATAAACTTCTTTAAAGTGATTAACAAGCGACGTACATTGATACGATCTAAAGCTGAAGGTTTAGCTTGTAAGGTTTTTTGACCCCACACACAAACTCCTTGGTTAGGGAATGTTGCGATAGCGTTGATCTTGTTTTCATACAAGTCGTTACGAGTAGCTTGGTTAAGCTTTAATTCAATGTCTACAGCTTCACTGATACCACCACGATTTAAACCTGCAGGTGCAAACCATTCGTAAGCTACAGAATCATTGTAAGCCATTACGCGTGGTACAACAACAGATGGTGGAACCCATACTGGTTTGTTTTTGTCTGTGTCAAGGATTTTAACCCATGGCCAGTAAGTACCTACATAGTTAGAATCAATTCCAGAATCAGATATAGCAGCCACAGCAGCATCTGCTGAACTACCTTGGATTACTGGATCAGCTACTACAAAAGCATCACCACGATCTTCAGCTACTTCAATAGCTTTGTTGATAACTGAAGAGTGGTTTGCAATTGTAATACCCGGTGTTACGATCATGTTAACATCATACTCATCAGAGTTGCTGATAACATTTAAAGCTTTAATATATCCAACTGAACCAGCTGATGCTGCAGTTGAACAGTTCATACCAAACACGTTAGTAGAGGTAATGCTAGATCCTACATTCTTAGCGATTGCTGGATCCATTCCATCAAATCCACCTTGGAAAGGTACACTAAATTTCAAGAAAGTTGTTACATCTAATCCTGCGAAAGTAGATCCTGAGATGCTAAGACCAGCAGCGATTGATGAATTTGAGTTAGTTGCAGAAGCACTTGGGTGTACAAAACACTCATCTAAGTTGAAAGCACTTCCGTTGGTTGTTACACCATTAGCTAATGGCTTCAAGTAGTTTTCGTTATCAGTTACTGAGAAGTCCCATCCGTAGTAAGCTTTCTTGTTATATGCACCGTTGATTTGAGTTAACTGTGATATTACAGAAGCAGTTGGGAAAGTATAGCTAGAAGATACTGGTTGAGTAACTGCTGCATAACCAAATGGTTTAACATTTGGAGTTATTGATTTAGAAGATACTGCAGAGTCAACTTCAACACGAATGTATTTAGATACATTATCGTAGTCACCAGTTATAGTTACAGTTCCATCAGAAGATACACTATAAGATTTATCACCTACTCGACGAGCAACATAGTTTGCAGAATCTGGGTCTAAGTTTAATCCACTATAAGACTCAAGGATTACTGGACGTTGATCAGTATCAGCGTATTCACGAACAACAATGGTAAAGTTACCATAATCAGATCCTGGATCAACTCCTGGAAGAACGTTGTTAATGATGCTAACTTTTACAGAAGTATTTGTATCAGTACCATCAGCAAGAGTGTGAACTTTAAATAAGTTTAATTTTTCACTACCAATGATTTGTGATTGAATCCAAGGAGTAGAAGCTTGGCTATAAGCACCAGCGGAACCAGATAAGTTAACTAAAGTATTTGCAGAAGCAGATACAAAAGAAACAGTGGTTGAGGCACTTCCTTTGATTGTGGTTAAATAGTCAGAGAACCAAACATACATATAACCTTTCTTAGAGCCTTTTACAGACTCACCAAGTACGTTATACAAAGAGTTAACGTTGCTTGGATCTACAGAAGCGGTTATAATCTGTGAAGTAACACCTGAACCAGATAAGGTTATGCCATAAGATCCAGTGATACTTAAGCTGCTACCAGAAATGTAAGATTTAGTAAATCCATTTCCAGTTGAACTACCTACAGTTGTAGTTGGCATAATTACACCAACAAGTTTAGTTACAGATCCTGTTGTAGCAGTGATGTGAATTGAATCAGCGTTGTATCCGCCTTCTTGCAATACACGAACTACTGTCACAGTACTTGCAGCATTGAGGTAGCTTTTTACAGTATAAGGTACATAGGTTTCTTCGCTTAAGCCACCAAACTTAGCGATAAAATCGTTAAAGTTGGTTATTACGGTTGGTACGAATGCAGGTCCTTTTATGGTTGGACCAATGATTGCAGCTCCGATTGCTGCGATACCAGCGGGTAAAAACGAAAGATCTTTTTCGTTTGTGAATACTCCTGGACTAACTATTCTTTCAGCCATTGTGTTTGATATTGTTTAGTTTACATATAAATATCACAACATAACCCGAAACGTTATTTTTACTCACTCTTTGGCGTAAAAACTCCAGTCTCTAAATCAAGAGAACCTGCACCATATTTGGTATCGAAAGATTCAGCTAATTCCTTCTCTTTAGTGTTTGTTTCTAAAATTTGAGACTCTAAAACGCTTTCTTGTTCATCAAGCTGTTTTAAATAAGCCTCTGTGTTTTTACGAGCAAGTTTTAACTGAACTAACTGAAGACCTAAAGCATTGTATTTTTCTTGCAGTTCTTTGATCTGAGCTAACTCTTCTGGAGTGAATTGTTTGTTTTCCATAACCCTATTTGTTGTTATATTGTTTTATATAAATATACTGATTTATTTGTTTTTAAGCTCTTGAATCTCTTGTTCTTTAAGTGATGTCATA